GTCTACCGTTAAAAACAACTGTTGTCCTACTTTTAGATAAACTAAGTTTTCTTGTATTGGCACTATATTCACTAGTAATCTGTTTCCAGCTCCTCCTAAATACAAAGTTTCCTTTAAACTAGTAACATATTGACTTGTGTAATAACCTGAGGAAGCTTTTAAATACAAGCAACCCGCAATTGTTCCTACTTTTATTTGTTTTGAATCTGAATCAAAAACTTTTTTTAATGAAATATTATCAGTTAATATCAAACAAGTCTTATTGCTTAATACGGCATCATGAAAGTTTTGTAATCCTTCGTGTTTGTAATAGCTAAATCCGTTTTTGAAGGTATTAAGGGTTCCGGTTAAATGCTCTTCTTTGTTAAATTTATATACTAATTTAACAGGGGCAACTGCTGACAAAGGATGTATATAAACTGGAACCATATTCTTAATTATTTAAGTGTTAAAAACCTGTAGGAAAAAGAGATACTACTTCTATACCTGATAAATATGGCACTTGATAAGGTATGTAATTTTCGTATTCAATGCTTGCTGAAACGTAAGGATTAAAAGTATTATAACGGACTCCTTGAGTAAGTTTTCCGTAACCTGCAGGATTTTCTACAATTACGTCTAATTTGCCTGGACTATCTGCAGAAGGCATTATAAAAGTGACGCTATTTGAATCAGAAACTATCCATTCAGAGCTAATTAACTTTACAGCTGTAAATGGAGGATATTCTGCAGAAAGAGATATGTGAGAAGCAAATGGAGATTGAATTGTTGCAAGATAACTTAACGGAGCTCCAGATAAATATACATTTTGAATTTTCTCAAACCCTTTACCCCATAGTTGGAGTTGCTGCTTTCTCCCAACAAAAACTGAACTTGGCTCCACTACCTGAAGTTGAGGGACAGATTCATATATAAAATGATCTACTCTATCTAACAAATATTTTTGAGGAATAACGTTTTCTTGTAAGTCTAGGGTTCCAGTTGGGTTTACAAGAGATACGTCAAATGTGTAAATATTTTCTGCCATCTGTGGAGTTTGAAACAACCATCCTTTGAACGTAAAAGTTAAATCAGCTATAACTCTAGCTACTTGAGTTGCGTTAAGTTCTACTGGATATTGAATGTTTACGTTGCCGTTCCAAAAAACACTAGATCTTATTTCATGAAGAGGTCTATTTGGAGTTCTCCAAGAAACAACAAAATAAGGATTTATGTATGGAAGCAAGTGAGACAAAATTTGATCCATATCTTCTTGATATCTTGTCATTATTGATACATTATATGTTACATCAATTGGCTGTGGACCTTTCTCGTTGTGACTGAACGTAGTATTTGGAACTGTGTGGAAAGAGCCAACAAGTTTGTTGAAAACTCTTGCTTCGTCCCTAGCAATTCCTCCAATATAAACTGAAATTACAGGAAGTTGTAAATTTTGATCTTTATCAAGCAAATCGTTGAGAACTCTTTGTTTAGGAGCATATACTAGCCGTGTTTTAATCTGATCTCTTGGTTGTTTATGTACGTTAAATCTTTTAATAACAATATCGCTAAAGCAATTGAGCAACATTGTAGTCATTGTTTGAAGCTCAAAATCATACGTATAGTTATTCATCTCCTTCTTATTTAAGAAAAAAAGCCTGGACTTAAGTCCAGGCTTTTTTGTTTATTTACACTTAACTGACATTACTAATCATCCCATGAATAGGAACCTTTTGTTGTACTGAAATATGGATTAATAAATTTATCAAAATTTGAAAGATCTACGTCTTCATCGTCGCTTACCTCCAAAGCTGGCACGTCCTCTTCTTCTCCAACTTCTTTTTCTTTAGCTGTTTCTGTTATTCCTCCCGAATCCATTAATTTTAAAGCTTTGGTTGTACCAATTTGTTTAACAATTTCTTGCCACGATAACTCTTTATCTTCCGGAAGCTTTGCAAACGCTTTTTGTAAGTCAGGGTCATCCGAATTAAGATCAGCAGCTTTTGTGTATACTAACTCTACTTCTTTTTCGGACGTTTCTTCTGAAGGTTCTTCTTTTAATTTTTCTTCTGGTTTGGACTCTTCTTTATCTGAAGTTTTTTTCCATACACTTTCTTTTGGAGCATCTTCAAGAGCTTTATTTAACGCTGCTTTAAATTCTTTTTGAGTTACATCAGCTTTAATTTCTTTACCAGTTTCTGTAGTATATTGTACTTTGCCAAGCAATTCTTCATTTGATAAACGATCTGCTAAGAATTGAACAGCCCACTTTCCTCCTGCTTTAAATTCTGGGTACTCAGATGTAGTTTTGGTAATTGCAGATTTAATTAGAGCTTTAAGTTCTTCTTTATTGTCAGCCATTGGAGTATATGTATTACCTTTCTCTGTAAAAACATTATCAATAATGGCTCTTATAATTTTTTCTCTTTTTTCTTCAGGCAGCTTTTGAATTGGGCCCCAGTGTTGGGACTTACCAGGAAGTTCTTTAACTTTTTTGCTGACAGCAGAAGTCATTTCTCCAGGTCCAAAATCATTCATCATAGAAGCAGGCATCATTTCTGAAATCATTGATTCCAAAAAAGTATCAAAATTTTTTGTCATAGAGTTATTTATAAAATACTGCTAAAAAATCAGCTACCTTTACAGTAGAAGGGATATATTTCTTAATTGTACTCTTGTCGTTGTTTCTTATTGCTTGCCTTAAAACTGTAGCAGAAATTTGTTTTCCGTTTGTTGCAAGAGCTTTAATTATTGGAGGTATACCAACTTTTAGTCCAGGCCTGAGTTTATCTGGATTTGTTTCAAAATATTTTACGAGCCGATTAGCTCTCAAAGCATCATCTCCTTTATCAGAAGCTCCTATTGCAAATGTTAGTCCTTCGTAAGCCATAGCTCTAGGATCTTTTTCTACATATTCGAAAGAAGCAACCATTGGATTGTCAAATTTAGTATCCTCGACGGTAACTTTTTCTAAACTAGAAACTCCGTATAAATTAAACAACTCTAAAGAGTGTTCTCTGGTAACTCCTTCTCTTTCCTTTGGTCCTATCAAAACAATTACTTTAGACACTTGGGGATTATCGTTATAACTTTTAATCATATGTAGATGTCCTTTTGTGGGAGGCTTGTATCCTCCAGGCAAAAGGATTACCATCTGTTCTTGTTGTTCTATAAAAAATTGTTTGAAACTTTTCATTTAAATTTGTCTCCTTTTGAAATAGCAAAATTGGCTTTAGAAAACTCTAAACGATCCACTAGCTTAACCATGTTACCTGAATGATCTACAGCAACGTATCCTTCTGGAGCAGTTACTTTAAGAGTTCCATCTGGCTGAGTAATAAATTGTTTAGTTTTAATTGCAGAATTATATTTAGAAATAAACATTGATTTTGCTTGTTCTAATTTTGCAGTAAGTTTAATAAGATTTGTTATAGGCAACCTCGCTTTTTCTAGATTTGTTAAAGAAACGTCTAAAGCCTCTTGCTTTTTAATTTTGCCTTTTTCTGTTTTCATTTTAGCTATTTCTTTTTGACCCTTGTCGTAGCACCATTGAACAAATTTTTCAAAGTCTTCTACTGGATCATTTACAAATACGCCTTCTCTAATTAAACTGTTAATAAAAGTGTTAAGATGCTCAAATGTTTTTTCTTCTATTTGTTGCCATTTAACTTTGTTTCCTAAAGATTCTATAGATCTCAAAAGAGTTTCTAGTTTTTTAGATTCTGCTGAAGTGAAAGAAACAGTACCAGAAACGTCTTTAAATTTAGCATCATCTACAAATACATCAGATGTCGTGTTGAACTCAGTTACGTTTACGTCAGAACTTTTTGATAAATTCTGTAAATTTGGACCAGTATATCTTGTATGAAAGATAATTCCTATTTTACATTGACGTATTCTCTGACCAAGAGAGCTATGAGCAGGAACAGCATACGTAATTGTATTTGGTTTAAAAGTTATTAGGTCTTCTCCGTCAACATTTTGATCCTTTAAATCTTCTTGATCAAATAAAAAATCTCCTTGATATATTCCCCCTTTAATGACAGCAGGCAAATATTTTAATGCTAATTTTAATTTTTTTGATAACCCAGGAGCGTGGCCATGGTTT